TTTGTGGAGGGATACTGGGTATCCTGTAAGTCAATTCCAGGCCGTGCCTTTTACTTTGAAACATATTTACCAGAGTATGCGGCGATGTATGATAAGTTACCTATCAGTGCTTTCTTATCATCACCAAAGAAACCAGAACCAGACATGGAGTTACACAACTTACAGTTCTGGAACGCAATGGATTACGGAGTCATATCAGTTTATAAACAGTTCATTGGTTCAATGCACTTTGAAGTTATAACAAGAGATCATGGTACACAAACGGGAACATATGTTTGCACAATAGATAATTATCACGAGAATATACACGATGTAGATTGCTCTACAAGTGAAGAACCACAAGAACACAAGAGTCATAATATAATAGAACTTGACAATGGACAGTTTGCGTTGTATCCTAATAATAGAACGAGAATATATGATAATAGTTTGACACCAGAAAAACCAAAAGATCCTGATTTTAAGGTATCAACAATCTATTATCAGGTAGAAAATGGCCATGACCGTGATGGGTTAGGGTCTGAAGAAAACTATTTCTGGAAAACTGCGAAGGAAAGATCCGATGGCAACTGAATATGATTTAATAAGACGTTACTGTGGAGCCTTCTCCTCTGATGATTGTAAAAAATTAGTTAATTATATTGATGGTTTTGAAAAAAATAAACTTCTAGCTCATGACAGAAAGGCCTTACATGAGGTGGATAATAAAACATTAAACGTAACACATTCATATGACATGACCGCATATAGTTTTGTTGCGGAAGAAACCATGCCAAAATTTAAAAAATGTTTAGACGAGTACTTAAATACTTTTAGTATTTTAAATACATGTAAATTTTTGGTGTATAGTTTAAAAGTAAAAAAGATACCAGCTGGTGGAGGATTTCATGTATGGCATTTTGAAAATGGAGGTTTGGTCTATTCACATAGAGCATTTGTAATTCAGTTATATTTAAATGATGATTTTGATGGAGGAGAGACAGAATTTTTATATCAAAATCGTAGAGAATCAGCTAAGGAAGGTGAGGTTTTAATATTCCCTGCTGGATATACTCACACACATAGAGGTAATCCTCCAATAGGGGGTACAAAATATATCATCACAACATGGGCGGTATTTCAAGATGACCCATAGAGATGTAAAATTAATCACCATAGCTAAAATTGATATAATGAAAGGTATGGTAAATGCTGATTTTAATTCATTATCTAAAATACTGTTAGATAATTATCATAATAAATTTGAGTGTGAGATAGAGAGTACATATTTTGAGGATTCAATTTGTCCCCCTAATCATATAGTAGATGATATCATAGAACAGATACAAATAGACTTTAATGCTGCAACTGGAGAAAAAATTACTCCGTTGAATTATTGGGGACATATACATGAAAAGAATATGAGTACCAATATGCATAATCATAATGATACATATGTTTCTGCAGTTGTATATGTTGAGGTGCCTGAAGGATCTGGTAGTATTGTTTTTAGACCAAGATTGAATCAATACGACAATAGTGCATATTCATCTAAATTTCAACCTGAGAGGGGTGTTTATTATATTTTTCCTGGCTATCTTGATCACTTTGTGACTAGAAATATGTCAGATGAACTTAGAATCTCATTATCAATTAACTTTAAGAAGGATGAATGACATTACATATAAATACAAGTACTGGATCGTGTGTTCACAATGAAAGGTATTTTTAAAATAATTAGTCATTCATCAGATACAAAAACTATTTCAATTAAGTTTAATAGATTACATTCACAAACATCCATAGAAGATTGTCAATCATTAAGTGTTAATTATAGTAATTATGATACTTCAACTATTGAAACTTTTTCAAGTAATCTAATGAGAAAGAGTGGGCAAAGTAGAATTCAAAATGCAGATGAAAAACTATCTATAATAAGTGCCAACACTCCAACAAGTGTATCTGGATCATTTTCTATGGATGACTTAGTAGGAAAAGTAATTCAAGGAGATGTTGACAACACATTTAAAACAACTTTATCTGCAAGAAAGGTAGAACTATGAATTATAATAATCTTAACTCTGAAGCTTCTTACATCAAGTTAGATGATTTTGCCTTATGTAATATTAAGGTTGATTCTGGTTGGGTAGGTATTCATCCAAAGGTAGAAAACTACGGATTATATTATTATTTGTACAGTGGTTCTCCTAAAGTGGGTCTTGCTTTTGAAACTACACTAATTAGTCTCACTCAGGGTGCTTTGACATCTACAAAAAGTCATCTAGATAAATCTGTGATCATAGAAGCTAGTGATAGTTCTGATATTTTTATATTCAATACCTTAGATAAAACTCAAGATTGGACAGGATCTTTAGTTACAAGTACATTTACCTGTGATAATGCAAATAGTTATCTCATTTGTATTGACGGATCTCCAAGTGTTAACAGTACGACTCTTCAAAAATATGATTACTCTAAGTTAACATCAGGCAAACAATATACAATTAGTTTGAATAGTGGTGTGTTAGGATTATTTACTAAGGTTTAGTGTAATATTTAAATTCATCATATAGTAACCCTAGAGTAGCCCAAAGAGAACTAGGATATAAGTATGACCATTTATTACTTCTTAATTTATAATTTTTCCATAAAGTTTGATCTGTATCCTCCACATCATAGTGATTCCAGAAAGGTGTATCCTTTCTAGGACTTAGTTTGTATATGTGTAATAAGAAATTACTATTTTCTAACCATAATTTTTTCATCATACGATTATAAGTTTTATTGTTATAACCTCTTTTCAAACAATTAACAAGATTTGTGATGCTAAATTGTATCATGAATAATGAATTTGATTCTAATGGTTCAATAAATCCACCAGCCAATCCGAGACAAACAGTGCTATCCGTCCAAGGATTTTCTAAAAATCCCGATTCCCATTTAAGTAATCTTGGTTTACTGTTTTTGTATGTATTAAAGTTTTGGTTTAATTTGGTAAAATTTTTTAAAGCTTCTTCTTCACTACAATATCTTGTTGAAAAACAATACCCTCTCCCATCTTTATTTTGAGTGTGGATACTGAACATCCAACCATCATCAGTTGCAATAGATCTGGTGTGTGGATAGGGTTCTCCTTCAAGTTCGTAACTACAAACCCAAGCTCTATTAATTATATGTTGATTATCAAATTTGTTGAAAGTTTTATCTACTACAAATTGTCTAGAAAATCCTGTACAATCCAAATATAAATCATAACCATCTGGTAAATTAGTTATAGTTTCTTCTTCATGGTGTACTTTCTTACAGTATTTTTTTAATACTGAAGAAATTTTATCAGCCTCTAAATGGTAGGCTATAGATCTCCAACCAGTATTATCATATAAATCTTGGTTTAAATCTGATTTTTGTTTTTTATTATTGAAATAGTCTTTGACCCAATTATCAAATACATTGTTATCATTATGCCAAAATTGAAAACTTAAATTATCTAAATTATTTTTTCCAGTCCAATTAATTTTTTCATTACCAATCTTTATGATGGCATTACATTCATCTATCCAATCTTCATCTTTTAAACCAAGATCAAGAAAGAAATTTCTAAGTTGTGGTAATGATGACTCACCCACACCCATAATTGGTATTGTAGGGCTTTCAATTAAAGTAATTGTTGATTCTGGTAAATGTTTTTCAATATGTGCAGCTGCCATCCAACCAGTGGTTCCGCCACCAATAATACAAATCTTCATCCGTGATCAATACAGTTAGGTAATAAGTCAGTCACAACTCTAAAGTTATGAGGATTCACATAGACACCCATGAGAATATGATATATGTCATCAACCATTGCAAATGAACCGTGTTGTTTCTTTGTATTTAACAAGTATGCTCTTCCTTCTTTGAGTTCAACTATATTCTTATCGTATATAAATGCAAACTCATGTAGTTCAGTCTTGTTTAAAGGAATAAAGATTCTTAATTGTTGAGTGGTTTTATATGCATCTCTGTGTAGTCGAAAGAAACTACCACTATTCATATTAACTGCATGACATTTTGCAAGACTATTCCATTGACCAAAGAAATTAAGAAGTGAAGGACATTTCTTTAGGTTATCATTTATTTCTCCTTCTTTATCATCTTTACTTGTTAAGTCAAGTTGTTCTGGGCTACCTGTTAAAGGTAGTCCTTTTTTATGATTACTTCCATCTATCCAGTTATCTACTGATTTAAGTTCTTGTATAATAGTATTAGAATCAAACTTCCAATCTAGTTCAACTATATCACCATAACTATTCAGTATCGTTAGTAGTCTTGATTGTGTATCGTTCATTTTTTGGGAGTTCACGTAATTTATCCATTTTTCTGATGTGTTCAATCTTCATGATTTCATGATACATTTTGATCACACCTATGGGTGCATCAGCTTTCCACATGAAAGGCAATAATCCATGCACAATACTCTTAAATGCAATCTTAATCAACCTACTAGAATTTATAACAGAATGCCATAAATGATAACGATATGACCACCCTGTCTCAGTCTTTAAATGATAGATTGATTCTTTAATTATGTTACGCATATTGGTATATTATACCATAACTATCTATGATGTCAAAGATGATAAATAATAAGAACCGATAGATATCGGAGAACGGTATATACCACTAGAGGAGCCACATGGCATCAAATATTAAGTTTAAAAGATCTGCTGTACAAAATCGAGTACCAACCACTGCACAACTGGATCTCGGTGAATTAGCTTTAAATACATACGACGGAAAATTATATACAGAAATCAATACTGGTTCAGCAGCAGTTATAGAAATAGGATCTAAACTTAGTAGTCTTGTAGTCGATGGTGCCAATGGTGGCGGTGGTGGGGATGTAGTCTTTCATGGTACGACATCAGGATATGATCTTACTTGGGACTATTCGGATAATTCACTAAAGTTTGCTGATAATGTTAAAGCTAAGTTCGGAAATAGTTCAGATTTAGAAATATTTCATGACGGTTCTAATAGCTATATAAAAGATGTTGGTACTGGGGATTTAAATATTGCTGGTAGTATAGTAAGAGCACAATCTAGTGGTGGAGAGACGTTATTTAGAGGTGTAGAAAATGCGGCTGTTGAATTATACCATAATAATTTACTTAGAGTTGAAACAACGGCTGACGGTGCTGATATAAGTGGTACAGGATCACTCAAAATTCCTGTAGGTACAACAGCTCAGAGAAGTGGATCACCTGTAGCTGG